ACCTGATTCTTTAACGTGGCAGGTAACCGGATTTGTAGATATGCCGGGCCGTGTGCCCTTTGGGGGCTACGTGGCATTTGTGATGGGTTCGCCTGCGTCTCGGCGGATGAGGGTGATGAGGTATTCGGTGATGGACATGTCTAGGGCTTCGGATGTGTCGATGAGGTAGTTTTTGATGTCTGGGGGGATGCGGAGTGAGAGGGTGGTTGGGCCGTCTGCTCGGTGTGGGGGTCGTCCGGGTCGTGCGTTCATGGTTTTACCTTACTGTGTTTGACATTGGTGTTGTGTTGCTGTATAGTGTTTTTGTGGCAGGCGGGGTTTGTTTCCCTCTCCTTTCCAAACCCTTTTGGGGGTCTGCACCGTTTACGGTGTTTTGAGGTTGGGGTCGTCCCTCCCCGCCTGAAGGCCCCCTGCCTGCCGCATTTGTCTCATGCCGTTTATTACTGCGGCGTCCCTACTCATGCCGATGGCTGTTGGGATGCGTTGGGTGCTGGTGCGTCCCGCACCGTAAAACACCCAGCCTCCGGGTACGAGGTGGACTGTTCCTACGAGTGTGCCGTCGTGGAGGACGTCAAAAAATTTGAGGGTTGGGATGTATTGGATGCCTGCCATTGATTCCATTTTTAGCCTCGTAGTCTTTGGCTGCAAGCAAGACAGAATTCGGCCCATGGGTACCAGCGCCGCATTTGAAGTGGGTGTTGGCAGTCAAGCAGGTTTCTGGTTGCGTCGCCTACGGTGGTTCGGATGAAGTCGGAGACGGTGAGGCCTTGTTTTTCTGCGGCTTGTTTCCACCGTTCTCGTTCTTCTGGGGTGATTCGGATGAGGACTTGTGCGATTGCCGGGGCTCCGGGGGTGGATCCGGTGTCGGGTGTGATTGTTGGGTCGATGTGTTGGGCTTCGTGGTTCATTGCTGCCACAACGTTGTCTTCAGGCTGGTTCATTGTTTTCCTCGTCTTCAACAATTTCTGCGTCGCTGATTTGTGTGAGTTCTCCGGCGGGGCCTAAAAGTGTGTTGACTGTTTCTGGTGGGAGTACACCGGAAATTCCCATGATTTCGAGAAGTTGCCGTGCTTCTGTTTCTGGGTTGAAAGCGTCGATCGCTGCGGGGTTGTTGTTTTCGTTTCCGGCGAGGACGGCTCGTTGTGGGGTGTCGTTTGTTTCGACGGAGAGGTTGATGTTGGTGGCTTCCATGCCGAGAAGTTTGGCGCGCCGGTCCATGACTGAGAGGACTTGTTGTACGGCTCGGAGGTCTGGTTCGACGGTCATTTCGCTGCCGTCGTCTAGTGTTACTTTGCGGTGTTGTGTGAGCGGCCAGATCGCTTGTTGCAATGAATCTAAACGTTCTAGTTCTAGGCGGAGAACTTCTGGGTAAGCCATCAACGCTTCCCGGTTTAATTTTTCCAGTTGCCGCCGTATGGCCGTGTTCACCGCTGAGGTTGAAACACCGAACCGTCTCGCAATTTCGTTTGCGGCGACTCCGGCCTGCCTCATTTTGAAAATGCGGAGGTCGCGTTCGGCAAGAAATTCTTTAGTTAGGCCTTGCTGCTGCTTGTCCGCCATAAATGTTGATACTAACACTTAGTCGACGTTGAGGAACTCGATAACTTCGAACGGGAAAACTTTTCCTCTTTTGATTCGGGTTGGACGGTGCCGTGGTTCCCGGTCGTTACGAAACTTTCCCCATTTGTAAACGTGTGCTTCTTCCGCCGTGAGGTCCGGTTCAAGCGTCCACCCAAATTCCGGCCACCGTGACCACACCGCTGACCCGAACGGGCGAAGTTCTCGTCCGCCTGAACCTCCGAGTGGTGCGTGATGCTCGAGCCATAAAGCGAAGTCGTAAGTGGTTCGAAGGTAGTCAAGGTATTTGGCGATGTCGACGGCAAGTGCTTCTGATGTGCGAGCCCCGGTATCAACGAAAGATTTGTAGAGGGGGCCGAGGCATACGAGTGCAGGTTGGGTTCTTTCGATCGCTTCTTCTAAAACGATACGGTCGGCTGGGTTAAGGAGGTCCATACCGGCGGGTCGGATCAGTAGGTTTGCGTCGACGGGACCTCTGCCGTGCGAGAAACGTGTTGCTGCTCCGACGATGCGTGTGCTCATACGCCGGATGATGCGTTCCGGGTTTTCGAGGTCCACCGTGAGGGTTTTGATGGGGTCCATTGCCGAGAAGGTGAATGGGTGAACTCCTGCGGCGGAACAGATTGCAACTTGCCGTGCAAGCATGGTTTTGCCGACGCCTTCTGCTGCGACGACGATCACTCGGTCTTGTCGTTCGATGACACCGGGGATTGCCCAGTTGTATGTGTCGTCGGTTTCTTCGTTTACGAACGAGGTCCAGTCGACTAGCCGTCCTGTTTCACCGATCGTTTCGATTGCCGGGTCGATTCGGTCAAGCAGCCCTCTGACTCGTTGGATTTTTTTGGCAAGTTCAAAAGGTTTTGTTTTAATTTGATCGACTGCTGTTATGAATTCATCCAAAGGATCTTTGGATTTAGCCACCGGCTCTTCTGGTGCCGCAACAACAACCGGACCGTCATCAAGAAGTTCCAACTCCTCAAGCCGACCACCCGCATCAAAAAAATCGGTTACGTCCTTATGGGCCGACGGAGGAGCCACCAACGTCACCGTCACCCCAGCCGCCCTCAACCGATCACAAACCTCACCGGCGTGCTTCGCACCAACTTCGTCATTGTCACGCACCACCCAAACATCAGCACCAGCCAACGCCTCAGTATGAATGTCAAGCCACTTACCAGCCCCGCCCGGCATCGTCGTCGCCGTATGACCCAACGCCACAAGAGTGTCAGCATCTTTTTCGCCCTCTACAACAAACACCATCTCGTTCGCTGCCACCGCAGCCAAAACCTGCGGCAACCGGTACAAAACTTTCGGTGTAGCACCAAGCGAATAAACCCAACCGTCACCATCAGGTCGACGCTGCCGAAACGTTTTCTTACCTTCCGCATCAACGAACCGTTGCTTTTGGAAAAGGAGAACACCTTCCGCATCCCGATAATCGTAAGTGTGCGTCAACTTCAACCGAGGCGAACCCTTCTTCTTCGGGGTCTCAGGAAACAAATCGTTCACCGTCACCCCAACCGCCTCACAAATCTGTTCCAAATCACAAGGATCGCCACGATGACAAGTGACCAGCACACGACCGTCCCGCCCCTCACCAACATGCAACGAGGGATTGCTGTCATCATTCCGGCAAGGACACCGTGCACTCCACCCGGAACCGTCCGACCTAACCCCTTCAAGGCGGGTCAAAAAAGACTGCACCGGCTGTGAAGCGTTCACTGCGACAACCCATAACGTTCGGCGTTATGCGCTGAAACGGCATCTTCATACCGACGCATAAACAACTCACGATCACCGTTAGTGTGCAACGCCCTCCCCTGACTGACACCCATCTGCCGAGCGACAAGCCTCACCATAGGATGCAACGGCACCACATCGCCACCGTGCATCACGGCATCCTCAACAGACACCAACTGTGCCCAAGCCTCACTAGCCGACGGGACTTCCTCGCCGCTGCACCCATCAATTACACGCCGTCGAAGAGTTCCCGGACGGGGGGGCCAAGGGCGATCTTCAATGACTAAATCATCTAACGCTTTTTCGCAGTCTTCTGCGTTGAGGTCGTGGATGATTCTGTGCCATGCACCGTACGTGCCACGCCGAACCGCTTGCGGGAGATCGATTCCCCAAGTTGCCCAAATGCGGTCAACGAGAGCAACCGTCTCTTCCTTGTTCACGAATCACCTTTCAGGAAATCTTCAGTTGCCTGATCGATGTCTGCTTCCGCATAAATGGTTGCGAACCGTTCAATGTGCGCCGAATCACGCAAAATCAACTCGATGTCGTCGTAACGTTTCCGCCTCGGGTTATCACCCATGTGCCAGTCCGACATAGCGCATCCGCTAATTGCTTGTAAACAAATTTCAACACCGTAGTCACGAATTGCTCTAGCAATTTTTGCTTGACGCTTCTCTCCGAGGACGGGTGTAGGTCCCGCACGGTTTTCACGGTGGGTGACTACCCAATGGTTGAACACCGTGGTGATGTCCGTGGAAGCAACCGTGGCTGAAGTCTCTACCGGAGGAACGTCAAACAGTCGGATTTCTTCAAAACCTTTTCCTTTGATGCTCAACACGTCATTCCTCCCTCGCGCGCGCACGCAGCGTTACGTAGAACCGTTAGTAAGTAACGGTTATTTGGTTTTCCACGACTGAAGGAACATCTTTCAGTCAATAAGGTTTTCTTCTCCCTAGGGTTCACGTTATACCGACAGGTATAACTGAACCGGGGGGGTTCGGGGGGTCTAACCCCCCGGGAAGGGGGGTTCGGGGGGAAACCAATCCCAACCGCTTGACAGACCGTGGGGCGCGTTGAATGAGACCTGCCCTGTTGGGGGCGGTTTTTTCGAACGGCTACCCGGCGCCGGTCTTTTTCACACGTCGCGTGATGCGTCGTGCGATCGGTGACTATACCGACTCCGGTCGCACGACGCAAGCAACTTTCGGTAATTACTTCAGTTCTAGTCGGAAAGTGTCCATTTCCCACATGATGCCGATCGCTGAATAGCCGATGATGTCCATGATGGTGTCTTCGATCGACTCGTTGTTGGGCTTTCCGTTTTCCCCGTTAAGCAAATTCTCGAGCCGTGCGATTTTGTCGTGGGTTCTGATGAGGAGTCCGATGCGACCGAACCGTGAAATGTTTTCGTGCCCGTAGTCGTGCTGTTTGCGGAGCAGGGTCCGGTGAACGTCTACCGGGTTCAGTCCATAACCTTTGCGGTCAAGTTGCTGGCTGTACCGAAGCGCTACGCCGCCGAGCAGCAACCATCGACCGATTACGTCGTTGGGTGTGAACGGTTCGATTCTTTCGTCGTTTCGGTGATCGTCGTAAAACTTTTCCCAAACGTCTCGTAGGTGCTTTAGTGTGTCTCCTGTTGTTGGCAGGGTGAGGATGGTTGGGTAATCGTCTTGGACGGAAGCGATCGCTGCTACTGCTGCTAGTGATGCGTCGTCCCAACTTTCAAACGGGCGTACTTGGTCAATTGTCATAGTTCCTCCAAGGAGAGTTCGGGTGGGCAGGTTGCTGCCGCTGCGATTGCTGCTTTTGCTAGGTCTTTGTGGATTTCTTCGGTTCCCATTTCTTGAACCATCATTTTTAGGGTGACAATGTTGATTGCCACGATGGTTTCATCGGGGTCAAGTGTTGGAATGGCGTGGAGGTCTTCGCCGTTGATGGCGTTGGGTTCCACAAGGATGATTTTAATTTTTTCTCCGTCTTGGTTTTCCATTATTCCGAAGATTTCGTCGTTCAGTTCTTCGTGCATCAGGCTCCGATCGTGATTTCGTCTACCCAGTAAGACTCGCCGCTGAACAGATCGAAGTATTCCTCGATGGCTTTTGACTTGTCTCTGGGGATGCCAGCGGAAAGAGTCCAGTTTTCTACGATCCACTCGTAGAAGGCGTCCATAAGGCCGTCGTGGGTGGCGTGGACGAGGGTGGTGACCCCGTATTTGTGTTCGATGGAGCAGATGTGGACCTTGTGACCCACAATGCTCGGTGTTTCAGTAATGGTCATGTTGTTCTCCTTCGGTAGTAGTTGATGTAGGTAAGTATGACAGGTTTGTCTATGGTCGTCAAATCTCGATAAGGTCGACGTTGTACCTATCCCAAGCAGCAAGCGCAACATCTTCAGACAAAGTTGTCACCACCGGCTCCTTGAACCAGTCCACGAAACCGATTTCGGCGCGATCCAAACCGCCGTCGCAGTCAAGACGGAACTCGATCCAGCCAGCAGGGCCGCCACCGGCAAGTGTGATGCGAATAACTTTGTAGGCGTCGTAGCCGTATCCGCCCGTTTCGGCTAGGTGGGTTTGTAGGGCTTCGGATGCCTGCCATACGAAGTCGTCGGTGTTCGGGATGTCGAACCCGATGGCTTCGGCTAGCCGCTCGGCTTCTGCTGCCTCTTCGGGGTTGTTCTCTCGCCATTCGTAAAGAGTGCCGTCGCCGTTGGCGAGAATGGTTGCGAGGGCCTGTGCTTCAAGCGTTTCCTTGATGATGTAGTCGGTGAACGCTTTTGCTTGGGTTTCGTAGTTTGTGGTGTCGGTCATGTTGGTCTCCTTTTGTAGTAGGTGGTGTCATTATAGGCCAAATGTAAAGCGATGTCAAATCACTTGTTCGAGGCGCCCAACAGCACGAGCAAGAGCGTTGCTCGAAAGGTCACCATCGAAATAAGCGGTCACCGGCCAATACTCCTTACTCGCAAGAAGCACAAGAGCCTCCTCCGAGCCGCAGTCGGAACAGATTTCAGTTTCATTATCGGTTCGACTTAGCGCACCGGGGTAAGCCCCGGGCCTAGAGTTTGACGGGATGAACCCGTTACATCTCGGGCAAATCAGTTCGATGGTCATTTCAGTTCTCCTTTATTAGTAGGTGGTAATAGTATAACTGGTTTGTCTAGGGATGTCAAATCGCGTGTGGGGTGAGCGACACGACACCGCCCACCCCACACACACCTGTTAGTCGTCAGAAACCGGCACCGGCATCAGAAACAACCCTGTCACGAAGAGCCCACATTGCCTCCTCGAAAGCGTCCCAGTCCTCCTGACCGTCCTCATCGGTTGTCAGTTCAGGCCACTCGTCGTTACTCAAATAGGCCTCACCGATAAGTTCGCCTGCCTGATGAACCGTTGCTCCGAGCAGACACGATCCGCCCTCCTCGTACACAACCTCAAACAGCAAAGTTGGGAACCG